ACATGTCCTTGTCATTGTGAAATGACTTGTATGTGTGAATGTGCGGGGTGTGAACATGACGATATCGAGAGCTCAGATGAGCAAACAGATAACGAATCCAGGGAGTAAGAAAAATGGAAAAATTATGCGCAAAAGGAAAAGCGGCGGCAAAAAGAAAATTTGACGTTTACCCTAGTGCCTATGCAAATATGTATGCAAGTGCTGTTTGTTCAGGAAAAGTAAAACCTGGTGGAAAAACAAACAAAGACTCTCAAAAAAGAAAAAAGGTTTCTAACTATAACCAAGGTGGTATCGCTAAAGGTTGTGGTGGTGTAATGGAAAACAGAAGAAAGGTAACCAGTAAATATTAATGCCTGAAGGAGGTTTAAGAAAATGGGTGAAAGAAAAATGGGTGGACATAGGGGCACCGAAGAAAGATGGCAAGTATCAACCTTGCGGGAGAAAGTCAACGACAGGAACAAAAAGGAAGTATCCAAAATGTGTACCACTTGCAAAAGCCACACGGATGAGCGATTCGCAAAAGGCCTCTGCTGTTCGCAGAAAAAGAGCAGTAAGTAATACAGGACCTTCCCCGACTATGGTTAAGACAATTGTCAAGAAGAAAAAAAGCTGAAGATATAAAAGAAGATGTAATTAATTGGTCTAAAAAAGTTTTAGAACCAATGAATAAACATATTGGTTTTCCTGCCTGTCCCTTTGCAGCTAAATGGAGAAAAGATGGTAAACTTCGAATAGAAGTTAGAATGGATAAATCCAAATATGAAAAGCATTTAACAGATGTTCTTAAATCTTGGAATAAAAAACAACACGATATTATAATATTTTGTGATCCTTTTTGGGAACAATATACTCCTGAACAATTTCAAGAAAAAATAGATTTTTATAATAATACATACAATAAAAGAGATGTTTATTTTATGGGATTTCATCCTTCTACTCCGGCAGACCCTAGTACAGAGGAATTTCTTTGTGACCCTACTGAAGAACCTGTAGAACATTCCGATTTACAGTATTCTATGATGCTGATACAAAAGTTCAAACAGTTGTATGAAGCAAGTTGCAAACTACACAAGATAGGTTATTATGAGAAATGGCCTAAAGAATACTATGAAGAAGTAGTAGCTGAGAGGCAAAATAGATACGAAAAACTTTTTAAAAAAGGAGCTAAATTATGATGGGAAAAAAGAAACAAGTCGTCAAAAAAAGATTTGGCGGCGGACTACAAAAAATACAAGCACCTAATAGAATGCAACCAGAGGATTCAAGATTTTTCAATCGCCCAATAAGCGGTGGTGGTGGAATACAAAAAATAGGTGGAATACAAAAAATACAAGCACCTAATAGAATGCAACCAGGAGCAGGTAGAATGATGAAAATGAAGGACGGAGGCTCTGCAAAAAAGAAACAAGTCGTCAAAAAAAGAGGCGGTGGCATGATGAAAATGAAAAAAGGTGGAGAAGCTATCAGTCAGCACAAAAAAATGGCAATGGGAATGTAATTTATGGCTACCTCTGGAACAACAAGTTTTAATTTAGATATTGATGACGTTATCGAAGACGCATACGAAAGATGTGGTCTTGAAACTAGATCAGGTTATGATTTAAAATCTGCTAGAAGAAGTCTTAATATTTTATTTCAAGAATGGATGAACAGAGGTGTCCACTTATGGAAAGTAGAAAATGTTACTGCTAATTTAACAGCAGGAACAACTACCTACACTGCCCCTACTGATGCAAGTGATGTTTTAGAAATGACTTTTAGACAAGTAACAGGTGGAACAACTACCGATACAACAATGACTAAAATATCTAGATCAGAATACCAGGCATTACCAAATAAATTTTCTCAAGGTCAACCTACGCAATATTATGTGGAGAGAAATTTATCAAATGTTGTAATTAATCTTTATCAAACACCTGACACTACTGATACGCAGATCAATTATAATTATATTGGAAGAATACAAGACGTTGGGCAATACACAAACCAGCCTGATGCTCCTTTCAGATTTCTTCCTTGCATGGTGTCAGGACTAGCTTTTTATCTTTCTCAAAAGAAGGCCCCTCAAATGACTCAAGCTTTAAAACTATATTACGAAGATGAGTTACAAAGAGCTTTAACTGAAGACGGACAACGAGCCTCGATCCACTTAACTCCTCAAAATTATTTCGTAGGATCATAACATGTCTACCTTTGCATCAGGTAAACTTGCTTTAGCCATATGCGATCGATGTGGCCAACAATACAAATTTCTAGAACTTAAAAAAGAATGGAATGGTTTAATGACATGTCCAGAATGTTACGAACCTAAACATCCTCAATTAGATCCTCCTTATCATTCAGCAGATGCACAGGCATTACCTTGGGCACGACCCGCGAGACAAGAACCTATGACAGTGTATGTCGGATCACCTGGTGATAGTGCTTTTACATCTAATGGAATGCAACCTTCTACAGAAACAAGAGACTTGAATCCTATACTATCAGTTGGTACAGTGAGCATTGTAATATCATGAACTATAGTGAACTTTTAACAAATGTCAGAAACTACACAGAGGTAAGCGCTGATGTTTTATCTAATTCTGTGGTCAATGTATTTATTACAAATATTGAAAATAAAATAGCTAGACAATTAGATAGCGATGATCAAAGAAGATACGCTACAACTACTTGTACTGCTAATAATGCTTTTTTAGATGTATCAGGTCCTGAGGGTGGCTTCCGCTTTGCTAGGGGTCTTCAGTTAGTTAAATCTAATGATGAGAGAGTTTGGCTACAACAAAGGGATGCTACATTTATGGATGAATATGCTGTGGAAAGATCCACTACTTCCTATACAGGCGAACCCAAATATTGGGGCAATTGGAATGATAATACTTTAATTTTAGCTCCTACTCCTGATCAAGTTTATACAATTGAAATGTGGTATGATGAAACTCCACAACACTTAGATACTAGCAACGCTAGCTCTACTACTTTTGTCTCTAATAATGCCCCTGAAGTTCTTCTCTATGGTGTCTTAGGCGAAGCCTTTTCGTACTTGAAAAATCCACAAGATATGCAATTATACGAAGCTAAGTACCAAGTTGCTCTGCAAGACTTTGCACAAGAGCAAATGGGAAGAAAACGTAGGGATGAGTATCAAAATGGTGTGCTACGCATTCCGATGAAATCGTTGACACCATAAGGGAGTAACTAAAAATGGCAATTAACCAAGCAGTTTGTGCAACATTCAAACAGCAGTTGTTAGATGGCGATCACGATATATCCAACGATACTTTAAAACTCGCACTCTATACAGATTCTGCAACTTTGGATGCAAACACATCAGCCTATGCAGCAACTAACGAAGTTGGTGCTTCAGGTACATATTCAGCAGGCGGTGGTGCATTAGCAAATGCTAACGTCAGCTTAACCAAAACTAACGCAACAGCATCAACAGCTTTTGTAGATTTTGATGATTTATCATTTACCAGTGCAACAATCTCAGCTCAAGCAGCTTTGATTTACAACACTTCATCTGCAAATACAAATGCTTCAATTTGTGTTTTAGATTTTGGTGGTGTTAAAACATCCACAAACGGAACATTTACAATTCAATTTCCAACTAACGATGCAACTAGCGCTATTCTAAGGATTTCCTAATCCTAGGGAGTCCTTACCATGGCAACACTTGAAGGTTGGGGTAGAGGCACCTATGGAGAGGGAGCCTTTGGTGAATACATACCTGTATCCGTTACAGGTATCCAATCAAATACAAGTGTTGGCACAATTTCTATCACTGCAAACGCAGTAGTCACACCAACAGGATTAGAATCTTCTACTTTTTTAGCAGATGTAATTGCTGAAGCAGAAGTTATTTATCCTTTAACAGGTGTTCAATCTAATACTGAAATTTCTTCAGTTAGCACTCTTACCGATCAAGTTATTTCAGTTACAGGAATTCAAATGCAGTTTGACGATGGAACTGCTACGGCAACAGGATCCGTGGATGCTGGTTGGGGAAGAAGCACTTGGAGTTCTTTAGCATGGGGTGTTAATTACGTTGATGCCAATGTTGCTGTCACAGGATTAGAAATAAACTTTACAGAGGGAACTACTTCTCAAGTAGGTAGTGCCTTAGTTCTTCCAACAGGAGTTTCATCACAAGTTGATATTGGAGTTTATGATGTAACTGCTACAGCAAACCATAACCCCGTAGGTGTTTACGCTCAAGTTTATAGCGAAAGACCAACGATTGTTGGAGATGCTTTAGTCACCCCAACAGGTTTAAGTGCAGGGTTTACCGAAGGAACAGAAGTAATTGCTGGTGATGCGAATGTTCCTGTTACAGGTTTATTAATAGAAACTTTTGAAAATAGTGATGGGATAGAAATTGTTTCTTCTCATCTTGAGCAAGTAACAGGAATTGAAATAACCTCTAACACAGGAACATTAAGCCAAGAAACAGTATACACCTTAACAGGCGTTGCGATGCAGTTCTCAGAAGGTACAGAAACTATAGCAGCTAATGCTTTAGTCACTCCAACAGGTGTTGCATTGTCTGTGATTACAGGTAACATGAGATCAACTCCTTGGGCTAATGTAGTGCCTGGAGTTAGTGATACATGGACATCTGTTAATACAAGCGTAACAAATACATGGGCCAAAGTAGCTTAATTCAGGAATATACAATTCCACAAGAAATTATTAATGAAGCTTTATTGACATTAGATAGTTTCAAAGAATTTAATATAAAAAGACCAGATGGCATTAACTGTACTGTCAATGGTTTTCATACAGGTAATATTTTAAGATTTAAAACGACTCACGAGTTAGCCGAAAAACTATATTCACATATCCCTTTTCCAAAAAAATATAATATTCATCAT